ATGCGGGACATAGACGAGCAGCCGGCTTGTCGATATCAGCCAGAAAACAGAATAGCGATGAGAAAGGAGAAAGCGGAAAAACAAAAGGCCATCATTGCTGATGGCCTTTTGTCTTGGAATTTGATGGTGCCCGGGGTCGGACTCGAACCGACACGGTTATTCACCGGCGGATTTTGAAACCATCGTAAGCCACATTGAATCAATGGCTTGCAGTGTTTTCGCGGGTTTGCTTGGGAATGGATGTGGCTTACTAGGCATCGCTGGTGAGCGCTGCCGCCATTTTGCCGCCATTTTTCAGCGCAGTGATCGGGTTGAGTTTGACCGCATCTTCGAGGTGGTCCGGAGCAAAGTGGGCATAGCGCATGGTCATCTTGATATCGGTGTGGCCAAGGATTCGCTGCAGTACCAGGATGTTGCCACCCGCCATCATAAAGTGGCTGGCGAAGGTGTGGCGCAGAACGTGGGTGCTCTGGCCTGCAGGCAATTCAATCTCGGCCCGTCTTATCGCTTTCTCGAACTCGGCATAACAGTCGCCGAACAAACGGCCGGTGCGCTTGGGCAGCAATGCCAACAACCAGCCAGCCACCGGTACAGTGCGGTTCTTCTTGCCTTTGGTGCGGGTGAAGGTCAGCCGCCCGATACCCACCTGTGAACGAGTCAGCTTTTCAATCTCAGACCAGCGAGCACCGGTAGAGAGGCACAGCATCACGATCAACCACAAGTCTTTCAGGCCCGCGCAGGCCGCCAGCAACTGCTCTATTTCATCCTGATTAAGAAACGCCAGTTCGGACTCTTGCACCTTGTACTGGCGCAGCACCTCCAGTGGGTTACCATGTGCCCACTCACCCAGGCGGCCGAGTTCATTGAACACCGCCTGCAGGTAAAGCAGTTCGCGGTTGATTGTGGTCGGGGATACTTGCTTGCGCTGACCGGGTACATAAAGCTCGCCTGCCAGTCGCCGCTCGCGGTAGGCCGCAAACTGCTGGGCCGTGAACTCGGTCGCCACAGGGTTACCCAGCGCCTCAGCCAGCCAGATCAACTTATCGCGTCGCCGGTCACCGTCGGTCAGGGTTTGGCCATGGCGACCATACCAGAGCGCCACTAGATCACTTAGCCGCCGTTCATCCACATTCCCCGCCTCTGGCTGTTGCCAGGGCTGGGCCAGCATGTGTTTTTCCCACGCCAAGGCTTCACCCTTGGTAGCGAAGCGCTTGCGCTTACGGGGACCATCACGGCCTTGGGGGTAGACCTCGGCAAGCCAGAGCTTTGGCTTGCCATCGTCAAGTTTACGGACGGTCATTAATGTGATGAGCCTGTTATTAGATGATTTTAGAGCAACAAGTTTCTGCTCTTGGATACTGGTCTGAAACTAAAGCTTACACTACCTGATAACATTCTTTCACAACGCTGCTGCCTCAAGTTTTGAACCATCATCAAAAATATAAATTTCAGGAGTCCATTCAAACTTCATCTTTTTATGGTCTACGCTGCGTAATTTAGTATCTGCATCCATAAATTGGTTGTAATCAATGCTGCCGCGATATATGGATTTACATTTGGCGGGGATAGGTTGATCATTGGATAACCTAACAGTCTTGATAATTTCACCAAACATATCCTTGAATATGACAATCCCTTTTACCCCTGATATTTCCTTATCGGTCTTGTTTCTAAAACCTATCGAAATATCAAAGCTATCAGAATAACGTTTTGCACCAACGTCCGAAGGGGTGAACTTGAAGGTGAGCAATACTGCATCCACAGCATTGTTCATCTTGGATAGGGCATCCTCTTGTGCTCGTTGGGCTTGCACTTGCTTGGCTGCTTTCTCCTGTTTCTCACGGGCCTTTGCTTCAATCATTGAGCGTTGCACCTCAATGGCTGCACCAATTGTCTGCCCCTCAGGAACGCCTTTTCCGCCAAAAGCCTCAGACATAACAGTGCTGACCATATAGCCTTGTAAAAGCTTGCGATCATCTTCACTTAGTTTTTTGACCGCACTGGTGAAGTCACTATCTGTCTTCCATTCTGATATATTGTCTGGGAACTGCATTGCTTTTGGATCTTTGTCACAGCCGAATAAAGCTGTAGATAACACCAACGCGATGATTATTACTCTTTTCATCTATTCACCATCAAATAAAGGCCATGAAGGACTGAGCACACATTCACCCACCCCTCTTGAAGATACGGCGGTGTTCTACTACCACACCAATGATTGTTATGGCGGTATGGTCTGTGCTGAGGATGGAGTGGTCGTCATTGAGCGGAACCAGTTCAAAACGGGGGCTGCCGTCATCGTATTCGCCACGAGAGCGAAATTTTTTGAAGGTGGCCTCTTCGCTGCCGTTCTTGGCAATGACGAAATCGCCAGCTTTGGGGGCTTCGTCAGGGTCAACAATCAGCAGATCCCCCTCTTTGAAGTCAGGCTCCATTGAGTTGCCCCGCACCCAAAGACCAAACGCGCAACTACCGACACTGACACCCACTGCTACATATTCCAGGCTGCCATCAAACGCCGTGGCCTGTTCGCACATTTCGCGCCAATGGCCAGCTTGCACATAGCTTAGGATCGGTACCCTGACCCCCTGAGGAATCAAGGCTGGCTCAACGTTTGATTCAAATGCGAGAGATGACTCACTCGCGTTGCCTTTACCTGTCAGCAGCCAATCAACAGACACGCCCAAGGCCGCCGCCAAATCGTTGAGGTAGCGGCCACTAGGAGAGCTCTCTCCACGTTCCCATTGACTTACAGCGACTCGTGAGACTCCAACTTTTGCCCCCAGGACATCCTGGCTATAGCCGAGTCTCTTCCTCGTCTGCTTGATACGTTCGCTTACGTTCATCATGTAAGCAATCTTACCACTCGCCTCCGAAAGCGTTCTTTTCTTTTTTAGAAAGCATTGCTTGCATTTAGCATCAACCAAGCTTACATTTCCTGTCGAAAGCAAAGTTTACATTCCTTGTGGAGGATTTTTGGGGTGAAAAAACAGGACGCAATAGACCACTTCGGAGGAGTAGTGCAGTTGGCTTACGCGCTGGGCTGCTCGCCACAGGCTATCTCTCAATGGGGCGAAGCCATCCCGCAAGGCCGCGCCTACCAGATCGAGGTGCTGACCGGCGGCAAGCTGAAGGCCGCTCTCATCCAACCTCGCACCGAACAATAAGGGGAGCAGCCATGCCACCTCGTCATATCAACCCTGCAGTTTCACCTGCCCCAGCGGCTGCCATCAGCGCGATCAATCTCGTGATCTCACCTGATACCCCACCGCTGATGCCCATCGCCAAGTTTGCCGAGTGGATTGGTATCTCAGTCGATACCGCGCGCTCATGGGTCAAGGATGGTGACCTCGATATAAAGAAAAAACGCAAAAAAAATGATCTGGTGATGGTCAAGGTGCATGTGTTTATCGCCAAGCAGATGGATGGCTGCGTCACGCTGACCAACTGATACCAGCTTATTCAATCAAAAGGAGTGGGTCATGTTTGTTGAATACCTCGACATACATACGCACTGGCACAGTGCCTGCCAGCAGTTTGCAAAAAACCACGATGGGAAGGTCGCCAATCTGGGTCGAACCATCGGAATGAAGAATCCGCAAAGCCTAAACAACAAGCTCAACCCCGAGCAGGAACACGAGCTCACGGTGGCGGAATTGATCGCGCTGTTCCATGCCACAGAGGGTGACGAAACCCTGTTTGATGGTGCCCTGCTCTGCTGTGGCCTAACCGCCGTGGCGATCCCCAAGGGGGAGCGAGCCCCCTCCCTACCCCATCAGGCACTGAGCTTGACGTCCCAAGTTGCCAGCATCGGCCAGCGAGCGCTGGAGCTGACCAGCCGAGGCCGGATCACCCGCTCGGAACGCAACACCCTGGTGAGCGTGGCCACGTCAGCGATGGGGTCCATCGCCATCTTAATCCACGACATCGAGGCCCGCTTTCAGGCCGTACCGACCGTCGCCTGCGCATCAGACATCCTGATGCAAACCATGACCATGTAAGGGGGGACTCCATGCAAAAGCACATCGACTCAGAACAACGCAACCTCGCTGGCCTGACACCAGCTGAACAAGTCGCCATGAACACAGCGGGCTGCCTGCTGCTGCGCGAGATTTTCGGCAAGACGCGTTCCAGTCTGGATACCGACTGGCTGGCAATCAGCGCTGCCAAAAAGGCCGCGATTTGCACCATTGCTCGTCAATCGCGTGGCCAGCTGATGACCGCCACCCTGTCTGCCCTGCCCCATGCGCAGCGCGAGGCGATCCGGTTAGCCGTTCTTGAACTGGATTATCAAGGTGAATTTCGCTGCGGCTGTGACAGCAAGGTATGGCACCCGGCACCGGTCACCCAGCCTATCGGAGATATCGAGAGAGAGAAGAAGGAACGGGCCGCCAAGCTGCGCATGAAACGTGCGGTGTTGGCCGCCAGCGAGATGGTCAAACAAGGCCCTCACGCCATCGGGCAATAAAAAAGCCCGCTTAACGGAGCAGCAACTCCAAGCGGGCCTTCAGTAATCAATCCATAGGAAGAATCGACATGACAACTTTAGCGATCCCCTGCGCTCTGCGCAACCTTCGAATCCAACAACGCAAGCTGACGGGCCGTTGTGGCTCCCGTCTTACCCAGCACCCTGACGGAATTGCGCTCGCTGAGCGGTCCACTGCGCTGGCGTGGGCCTCCCTGTTCAGTTGCATCCATCCCTGCACAGCTCAACAAGGAGCCTGACCATGTCCGAACAAATGACCACTATCAATCTGCTTAACCACCATGCCGCCAAGCGCCTGCGTCAGTTGCGGGAGCAATTGAACTTGAGCCGCCCCAAGTTTGCCGACCTGCTGGGCATTCCGCCCACCACGCTCAAGAACTACGAACTGGGGTACCGGGAGATCGGCGGCGGCCTGCTCCTGCTGATCGCCAACCATCCGACGCTGAACCAGTACAGCCAGTGGCTGCTGACCGGCACCCATGCCAACCAGCAGCAGGAGGCATAACCATGGCCGCCGTTATCACTCGTCACACCGAACCGAGCATCAAGGCCGCCAGCGCCTACCTGGTGCAGCAGGGTTACACCAACTGCGGTACCACCTGGCTGCGCGGCCAGAACGGGTACGCCCGCATGGAGCGTCTGACCTCTGGCTTTATCCGCATCATCGAGGGGGTTGCATGAGCATCGACGCCATTCATATCGCCAGGCGCGCCGAACAGGCCGTACTGCCGCTGCTGACCGAGCTGCTGGCCAGCACTGAGCAGACAAACCGCATCGCTCTGGGCGAGCTCTATTCAGGGGATGAGTACATCCAGGTGCAGCTGGTCGTGACCAGCCGCCCCGCTGATCTGCTCGATGACGACTCAGTGATGGGGGACGAGGAATGAGCCAAGACCTGATGTTCCTTCGCTTGTTTAACGAGTTCGCGGCCGCAAACCCACAGGCTGCGGATGAATGGCTGTTCGCTGAGGGGCGAAGCGGTTTTACGTGGGATCTCGAAGAAGAGCGGCTGGTATTCCAGCCGCAAGACGATGCCGCTCCTGAGCCGGTTGATGACCTGCTGCCGTTTATGGATAACCCGTTCTTTATTGGCGTTGATATGGCCTCTGGCCCTGATGAAACCGTGTTTAGTAAGCCTGTGGCCAAGGAGCCGACCAGTCCTAATCGCCTGAGCGTTATCCGCATTAGCTTCTTTGTGCTGTGCCAAGACTGCCTGCGCCTCTCCATCTACTCCAGGGATAAGCACTGCGAGCAAGAGTTCTGCCAATGCGGCGGCCAGTGGTGCGGCTGTGAAAACTGCAACGAACAAGCGCTCCTGCTGCTTCGCGGCGAGCGAGATCAAAACAAGCTTGGTCTGCAAGTGCCCATCTCAAGCTGGTCGCCTGTGAACGGCTGCACGGTGGTAGGGGGTGCAGCATGAGCGACCTGTTTGAACTTGAGCCGCCACTCGATGAGCTGGCAGAAACCGAGTCAGGGCCTGCTCACCTGCGGGCGCCTGAACCTGTTAGCCAGCTGGCTAAGCACTTTGCTTTTTCTGTGGATGCGGTAAAGCGCGCAGACGAATTCAGCCAGGAGGAAAAGCTGTTGATGGGAGGGATCCGTACTCTGTATTGGCTGGCACTGGGTCAAGGCGATACAGCGCTGGCCAGAGATATTGGCGATTGGTGGTTTGAGAACGCGCAAAAGTACGGATTGAGGGAGGTAATAGCATGAGCTACCGCCTGATCTCCGAGCTGCAAACCCGCGTCGATAGATGGCGCGAAACCATGCTCGATGACGCCGCCCGCCTGCGCTACTACCAGCGCAACCTGCTGGAGATGCGCCGCTTATCACCGCGCCCGCATAACAGCATCACCCTGACCCTGCGCCAGTGCGCCGCAGCCAGGAAGATGATGAATCATGCCAGCCGTACGCTGGCGTCCTGCAGAAGCAACATCAAAGAACTGTCGGGTAACCATCTCCAATGACCAACCAGAACAACAAAGGGCCAGCCGCCGAGGCTGGCCAACTTGGTTTTGCCATCTCTCGCCTGCCAACGCCAAAGCGCAACCAGCTACCGCTGTCTAAAAAGGCCCTGCGGTCGCGCATCGATGCGCTCGCCAACTCGATGCCGGGCACCAAGCTGGAGGCCGCCTTTGTCGGCACCCCTGGTGAATACGATCTGGTCTGGGCGGTGCAGCTGCTCGATGGCCTACCCCCGCAGTTTACCCAGGTGCTGTTCAAGCAGTACGTGCGCCGCCGCAAAGATGGCACAGCCCGCAACTGCCGCAGCGCCAACATCTGGTTACGGGAGCGCGTGAAATGGGTTCGCTCTCTGGTGATGGCGCTGCCGGTCGATGCCCAGCAGTTGCGCGATGATGATGGCCGCAAGCGGGTCGCTCACCAGTTCGCCAACCAGACCGCGGCTATCTGGAAAAACATCGAGCAGAGCGGCCACTCCGGTGAACTGGATCTGATGGAGACATGGGAAGCCATCAAGCAGCCTGCCGACCAGTGGGCATTCATCGGCAAGATGCCGGACTTCAAAACCATCGAGGCGCGGGATAACTGGATCTTGAGCGTGATGGTGCGTTTGCTCTCAGCCAAGTGGTGGGAGAAGCGGGTGAACCGCTGCTGGGATCGGCTGCAAGAGCACATCGCCATTCTGCTGGGCAAGGTGCGCAAGGGCGTCTCTGCCTACGTCTCGAACGCCACCATGAAAGTGGTGCGCGAACGCAAGCGGGCCATGATGCGCTGGCTGGCCGAGTCGGAGGTGATGAACGGCCAGCACGATCTGGTGATCTCGATGAAGGATTGCTGGGAGGCCAGCGTCTCCAACCCGGTCAACCGCCGCAACGAGATGATGACCCGCATGCGCGGCTTCGAAGACTATGCCGAGCAGCAGGGCCATGTGGGGGTGTTCTTCACCTGGACAGCCCCGAGCCGCTACCACGCATGGAAGACCGGCCGCAACGGCAAGACTATCGAGAACAAGCATTACCAGGGCGCGACCCCGCGCGAAACCTGCGCCTATCTGGCCAAACTGTGGAGCCTGACCCGCGCCTCACTCAAACGCAATGATTTACCTGTATACGGCTTTCGCGTCTGCGAGCCGCACCATGACGGTACCCCGCACTGGCACATGCTGCTGTTTATGCGCCAAAGCGATCGCAACAAGGTGATCAGCACCTTGCAGCACTACGCACTGACCGACGACAAGAGCGAGCTGGTGCGGGTACCCATGGCCGCCCCCACCTTTACCGATATCACGCCACGGTTCGACTGGAAGATGATCGACCCGGCCAAGGGTGATGCAACCGGCTATCTCGCCAAATACATCGCAAAAAATATCGACGGCGCCTATGTCGGTGACGACGAAGAAGCAAACACCCCTGCCGACCAAGGCGCGCTGCATGCCTGCGCGTGGGCCAGTTGGTGGGGGATCCGCACCTTCCAGCAGATCGGTGGCGCCCCGGTCGGGGTCTGGCGCGAGCTGCGCCGCATCAGCAACGCCAAGAAGCATGGCGATCTGGTGGGGCCACCCAAGCCGGTGTTGCAAGACCCGCGCTTTGAGGCCGCCCGCTATGCCGCCGATAACGCCATCTTTCGTTGCTACCTCGAAGCCATGGGCGGCGCACTGGCTACCCGTTCCGAGCACCCCATCAAGCTGGCCCACCTCATCGAGGAGCAGGCCAACAGCTACGGCGAAGACATCAAGCGCCTGATGGGATTGCACACCGCTCGCTTGGGTATCAAGACCCGCCTGCAAGGGTGGGAAGTGGTACCAGCAGGCACCTATGAGGCCACCAAGGCCGCCAGAGTTTCGGCTGGGGGTGTTGGGGTTAAGACGGGCGACAGCCCGGCACCTTGGAGCTCTGACAATAACTGTACGCAGCCGGATCCAACGGCCTACGCGGATCAGTTGATGGCAGAGCAATGGGGTTTATCACCCTTCTCTATCGGGCGTTTGCGGGCTGGAGCCAGCGTCACAGCTGACGGTTTCACCCTCTGGCTTGAGAACGGCCAGGTGCAATCGAGCCGAGCGGTACCAAGCGAGCCAGACTGGGTGCCAGAGGGCCAGTCGCCAGCCGAGCCGAACCAGCCGGATGAGTACGCGGTACCGGAAGGCGATCAGGACTGGCCGATGCTGGTTGAGCTGTGCGGCAAGGTCTACCAGGCGCAGGGCCATGCAGGGGCATACCGCTGGATCGAGATGCTGCCGCAACCCTATCAGTCAGAGATGTGGCGGGTACTGGAAGGACTGGACGTGCCGGAGTGGATGCAAGAACAGAACGACTACAGCGAGGAGTGGGTATGAACATGACAGTTCAAGTAAGGGACACGGCAGAAATAACCAACGAGCCCATCGGTTCTTGCTGGTTATGGCACAGGTGGTTGCGGGTGACTGTAGTAGCTGGAGCAGAGTATTTGACCTGCTCACATTGCAACGCTCGGAAGGCTCTGATGAGAAGGCCAGGGCGTGTTGAGGTTCAGCTTGCATGGGTGCTCGGTAATACCAACCAGCTGTTCATAGGTATGGATCTGGCGGTATCGGCAAAACCACCTCGCAAGCCATAACAGGAGATTGAAGATGCACAGCAAACAGACCGTCAGCCGGGAAGAGTATCGCAGCCTGGATAATCGGGTGACCTGCATCCTGCAGCAGCGCTGGCCAGCCAAAGAAATCAGCCAGTGGGTGGGGATGCTCAAAGGCAAACAGCAGTCCGTGGCCTGCGCCATTCTGCGCCGCCGGCACCCTCGCCCAACATCGCTGGCCCTGCCGGTCATCGCCCCCGAGGTGCCGAACCCGTTTCAGACCAGAGCCAACCGCCCCACAGTGCCGGTGATGACCGCAGATGGCCGATCTGTTGGCCGCCGCCATATCGTGGACGGGCTCACCCCCGTGGCCATCGACCAGAACGGCACCATACGGTGCGCCGTCACAGGCCGCACCCTCTTTATCGCACCGGGCAGCACCACCGATCGCACCAACCCGGGCGCCGCCGCACAGCTCAATCCAACATACCGGCCTGCACTGCACCAGGTAGTGGCTGACCACCGTCAAATCGAAGCAGGAGTGTAACCATGGACATGAAAGTATTTCAGGCATTTGAGACCGTGCAAGAACGGGCACGGTACCTACTGCAACAAGAGATCACCACCAAGGTCGACATCGTGGATCTGACACCAGTAGCACGGGCATGTATTGGAGATATTAACCTGCCGATCGTAGGTGCAAAGGGCGAGACTGATGAACAGGTGATCGCCAAAGCCAAAGCATGGTTGCAGGAAGCTGCTGGGGGCGAGGCATGAGAGACCCGCGAAAAAATCCGGTACCGGGTGACGTCATCACCCGATTAGGCACCACCAGGGAAGTAAAGGCCACCAAGCAGAACGACCGCGGCACCGTCACCCATGTGGTGTACGGCCATCCAACAGTTGACCTGTCAGAGACCGAGACCACAATCGCCAGCTGGCGGGCATGGGCCAAGCTGGATGCCATGGTAGTCAGGGAGGGCGCAGCATGCACCACGAACTGAAAATCATGACGGCCTACTTCCCTCGGGTATTGGATAGCTCAAAGCCGTTCGAAACCCGCTACAACGACCGAAACTTTCAAGAGGGTGACACCGTCACCCTCAACGAGTGGGACGGCGAACGTTACACCAGCCGCAGCACTAAACGCCGGATCACCTTTGTCACCGACTACGCACAGAAGCCAGGATTTGTGGTGTTCGGGATGAAGCCGGCTCATGAGACTGACGAAGACTCTCTCGAGCGACCATACACTGTCTACTTTATGGCTGGATGGCGAGAGACTAAGACAGGGGGGCAGGAATTTTCATGGATGACAAAGGCATACCCAGACAGCGTGAGTGCGCCAGAGGTTATGGATGACATGAGGGATAGTTTGATACCTAGCAGATCAGATTATCCAGTTGTCGTGACGGCCTTCAATGAAGTGAAACGCTATCCTGCCATGCAGGAGGATCCGACCTGATGAAGGATGCAAAGCAACGCAAGCAGGAACAGAGGGCCAGGCGGACAGCGCTGGGCATAAAGCGGGTGGAGGTGGCGCTCTCAGAACGGGAGCGCCAGCAGTTGGACCACCTTTGTATTGCCAGGGCGGGGAGCAGCGAGCCATATAGTGCAGACGAATTCATCAGCACTCTGATCAGGCGGGACTGGGAAAGATGGCTGGAACAGGAGGCCGAGCTGAAACAGCAGACCGGCCCGAACTGCGACTGTGAACTGCCGGAAGGGTGTGGCGGTGCCTTCAAGGGTCAGGCCGAGTGCTGGCACACCCAGGGCGACAGGACGCTCGCCTTGTAGTGGCAGAGATAGGGAATCGTGTCCGGTCACAACACTCCAAAGGGGCGATACTATCGCTCCCTTTTGTTGTCTTATACCGTCCAATGGTTTCCAAAATTGAAATAGCGTGCTATTGTTTCCAAAAATGAAACTGAGATCCAGCCGTGCACGTACTATCTCGCAAGCCATTTAATGACGCTGCCAAGCTCTATCCCAACGACAGTGAAGCCTTGGTGCATGTGTACACAACGTTGCGCACTGGTGATTTCTCAGCACCTGATGAACTGAGGAAGGTGTTTCCCAACCTTGATAACTTCAAGTATCGAGACAAGTGGTGGGTGATCGATATCGGTGGCAATAACCTGCGCCTGATCGCCTTCATTGAGTTCAGGGATAACCGCATGTATGTGAAACACATTGTCAGCCATGCCGAATACGACAAGCTGACCGAGAAGTACCGGAGAAACAAGGAGTAACCATCATGTTAAATCTTGCGCTGGTTCAGATTAGAGAGGCATTGGCCCAAGTGCCATACATCACCCAGATCAATAATCAGGACGATTATGAGCAAGCTCTTGAGCTGATGGACGAGCTGGTCGACGACTATGGCGCCAACAAGCAATTGGTTGAGTTGCTGGCGACCAGCATCGAGCACTGGGAAGACAAGGCCGACGAGTTCGCCGAGTTCAACAAGGCGGTGGCAGGCGTAGAGCCGGGCATAGCCGTGTTGAAAACGCTGATGAACCAACACCATCTGGGGGTAGCTGACCTGCCGGAGCTGGGATCAAAATCCAACGTGAGCAAACTGCTCAACGCAGCCGAGGGTAAAAAGCTGACCCGCCAACACATTGAGGCGCTGAGCAAGCGCTTTGCTCTCTCCCCTGCGCTTTTCTTTTGATGAGTCCAAGGCAATAAAATGGGGTGCTATTGCACCCCCAGTCCTTTCAGTACCATCTGCCGCCCCTCCGGCGTCAGTGAGCCCATGATGCTGAGCACTAGTTGGTTTGTCGTCTTTGCAGACGGGCTCAGTGTATGAGCAAACGACAGGCAGGCCACCCAGGAATGGCCGCACTCGGCGTCCGTGCACTGGCAATAGAGATCAGAGACATCATCGCTCAGTCGATTGGTCTTGGTTATGCGGCCACGCTGGCCACACACTTTGCAATAAACCCGCATCACGTCCCCCATTCTCATATAAATCAACGCACTATTTTGCCACATCAAACACTGTTTGTTTATACAGCAGTGCCGACAGTTTCCCGAAAATCGACCCAAAGGGATCGAGGGAGTCCAGCCCCATTGATGGAGTCCCGCAGCAGTTCACACAGCGGCAACACCTCATTGCGGGCATAGGTGGCGTCGTACTTCTCGGGATCCCCCAGGCCTCCACCGCCATTGGTCGGGATGATGCCGGCCAGCGCCGCCGGAAAGCGGTGGCTAGTCAGTACATCCTGGGCGGTGATCCCCTTGATGGCGGCGAACTCGTCCTTGGTCGCAATGTCCCCCACCGGGATCAGCTTGATGCCATCGGGCTTGCCTTCCGGGATATTGACGAACATGGAACGGAAGTTACCTACCCCCTTACTGTTGGCAATCATCTCCTTCATCTCTTTTTCAGTGTCATCGTCCATGTTCGGGTCGGTGGCATAGAAGATGAACCCCATGTGGGCGCCATTGAGGAAGTATTTGCGGCGGAACAGGGTGGCGTCTTGGTTGAGCAGGGCAGACTGCAAGCCCCCCAGGTAATCAGGCATGCCATAGACCTGCTGCTCCGGGTCGTACTGGGCAAGCCAGATCACATCCTCCGGCCGGTAAATCAGGTTCGGCTTGCCCAGTTGCAGGTAGACAAAGCAGCCATCCTCGCGCCGGCGCAGATAGACGCTCGAGAGCGGGTGCAGCCCGACCACCTGGCCGAAGGCGTTGCGCAGCTTGAGCAGGCCAGCATCCCCGAACTGCAGGTAGTTGTGAGCAAAGGCGGTGACGGTGCTGCGCTGATTGGTAAAGCGGCCCGCCACCATATTGCGCCGCGCCATCAGAATGGCCCCGTGGTGGGCATTGGCCCGCGCGACCTTTGCCAGCCCCTTACGGTCGATGGGCGGCTGGTAATATTCCCCGTAGGGGTTGTAGAACACCCCGGTGTAATCGGTCATCCATGCCGTGGGGTCGATGGCCTCCGGCATGCTGAACGCTACCGTTCCGGGCTTGGTTGGAGTGGCCACCTCGGCCGGTTGCTGCTGTTGTTTGGTCATGCGAGGGAACTCTCCTGGGTGTCTTTGAATTGGCACATGAAGAGGAAATTGAACTCCTCCTGCGAGTACTCGTCTTTGAGCTCATCAATGTCCATGAGGTTGCAACCGAGTCGAACGGCATCCTCAATGGTGATGACATAGCGCCACTGCCGATCGGGACAAAGCTGGCCGCCATCGCGCAACGATGATCCGCCAGGGAAAGTGATCGCATCTCGGCCTGGGTATAGGTTCTTCCAGTGATCCCCGCTCCAGAAGTTGCGCGCCATACCGCGGCGCTCAGAGAGCGCTGAACAGTAGGTCTTGCGCCAACGCTTGTGCATAGCCATAGCGCCGGCCAAGTGCAGCGCCTTTCCAAAATCTGGCATCCAGAAATACTGATCGACGTAGACATGGCCAGCTTTTCCAGCAAAGGTCAGGTCATCAAGAGAAAGAAAATGGATCTGGGCACCGTTCGACAGGACGATGGGACTACCGGCCAGGGTGACCCCGAAAAACCTCTTTGCTATCAAGCAAACATAGGTGCGGTAGACATCAGCCATCTCTGGGGTTTCTGCCAAGAAAATCTGATTGTCGCCAGTCAATACCGCATCTTCAAAAGCCTCCCCGGCGAAGTAATAGGACATGCCGATCTGATGAGCTTGCAAGATGTTGCGGGTGCGCGCGAGTGACGGGTCTAGCTTGGCCTCACGGCAGCGCAGCTGGTAGCCAAACAGGGTGCAGATCCATTCGTGAAAGTGTTCCTCGGTCAACTGACTGATATCGTTCTTCATGCTGCCTTCTTAACTTCGCTGGTTGTCCAGGTGGATTTACGTTTGCGGTTGCTATCGAGCGGCTCATTGGCCACGGCGTGTGCGATGGCAAAAAACACGTCCGCGTGTCCGGTCACATTGTCTCGGGCAGCCCTGAACGTCATCTGGCCGCCGCCGGTGGTGCTGCGCTTGATGGCAAGGAACGCCAGCGGGATATCCCTATCAGAGCTGTCCCACTCGATGCGGTTGGCATCCACTACGTCGATCATCTTGAGTACCAGCCGCGACTTGCTCTCGATGCTGTAGTTGATGGAGTGGCACACCCCTTTGAACACCGGCTTGAGCAGGTCATACACCCCGATGCCGATGCCGGACACATCGACCCCCAGATACGTGACCCGAAACTTCTTGGCGATCCGCGTGATCTCCTGCGCCTGGTACTGGAAGTTAAGCCCGCGCCAGTAGTGCTTTTCCAGCACCCGGAACCGCTCGCCGGCAACGGAGGGCGGGGCAACCACCACCAGGGTGGCGTTGTCGCGGGTGCGGCTCGGGTCGTAGCCCATCCACACCTCTCGCCGCCCGAACGGGTCAGGCCGCCCGGGCTTGTAGTCCTCCCACCGGGTCGGGTCCACCCCGGCCCGCTCCATATCCTGGAACTTGAACACCGACAGTGCATCGTCGATAAAGCGGCACAGGTAGAGGCGATCGAACACCTCCTCCGGGTATTCGTCTTTGAGCTCCTCGATGTCGATGAGGTTGCAGCCCAGGCGTATGGCATCCTCGATGGTGATGACATAGCGCCACTGCCGGTCTTGGCAGACCCGGCCGCCATCGCGCATCTCATCTTCACCAGGGAAGTCGATGGCCACCCGGCTCGGGCGCTGACCCTTCCAGCGATCCCCGGTCCAGAACCGGTATGCCTCATGCACCTTGCTGGACGGGGTCGAAAAGTAGGTCTTGCGCCAGCGCGATTGGGTTGCCATGGCGCTGGCCACGTCCGACAGCTTCTCGAAGTTGGGGATCCAGAAATACTCGTCGATGTAGACGTTGCCTGAGCGGGACTGGGCGCTGTTGGAGTTGGTAGAGCAGAAGTGCAGCTCGGCCCCGTTCGACAAGACGATGGGGTTACCGGTCAGGGTGACGCCGAGGAAGGTCTGGGCAATCTTGCAGATATAGGAGCGGAACACCTCCGCCTGGGCCCGGGTGGCTGACAGGAAGATCTGGTTGCCGCCGGTCAGAATGGCATCTTCCAGCGCCTCGCCGGCGAAGTAGTAAGTCATGCCGATCTGGCGGGATTTGAGGATATTGCGAGTGCGCGGCAAGGCCGGATCGTTCTTGGCCTCCCGGCAGCGCAGCTGGTAGCCAAACAGGGTACCCAGCCACTCGGCAAAGTCTGCCTCAGTCAGGTGGCCGACCTCGTTCTTGGCCTTCTTACCGCCCTTGCCCTTGCTGCCGCCACTATCCTGGCCACCTCGGCCTCGGCGCGGCCGTTCGGCGGCTGGTTCATCGCCACTCTCGCGGTGAGTGGTGAGCGCCTGCTGCCGCTCGGCCCACTTGAGGGCCTTCTCTTTCAGGCTGACATGGTGGCCGACCAGCCGGTCGATCTCGTCCATCTCGGCGCTGGTTTTCTTCTCACGCCCCAACAGGGAGTGCAGGCGCCGGGCAATGGCATCCTCTACCGCTTCATCAGTGAGCAGCTCCCGCCAGCCGAGCTTTTCGGCCCAGTAGTAGACAATGCGGCAGGAGTTCAGCCCCAGTTCGTCCTTGATCTCCTGGGGGGTCCATCGCTTAAGGTAGAGTCCCCGCGCGGCATTGCGGATCTCTTCGGGATACGCCACGGCACCTCCATCAATATGAATGATGGCGCCATCATAGCCAGCCCACTATCCCCACTTATCCCACTGATGTTCTGAGCAATTCGGATATCCCGCTGGATCCGAATCCCCCCGAACACAACCGGATGAATACCCCTTCCCGACCCGATAGCCTGAGCCCGAATCAATTGGGAGCAGGCATGAACGAATCAACCTTGAGAACTGGCTTTGTCTGTATCGCCACCGAAGGCAAAGCGGTGGACGGCCGAGACATCACCCGCGACTGGCTGGTCGACATGGCCGAGACCTACGACCCGACCTATTACACCGCCGTCATCTGGCCGGAGCATGATCGCTGGTCCAGCTATGGCACCGTGCAGGCGCTCAAGACCGAAGAGGTCGACGGCAAGCTCAAACTGTTCGCCGTCCTCTGCCCAAATCGGGATCTCGTTTACTGGAACCAAAGCGGCCAGTACCAGTTCTGCTCCATCGAACCGTTCGAGCAATTCGCCGATCTGGGCCGTACCTACTTGATCGGCCTGGGCGTCACCGACCAGCCCGCCAGCACCGGCACCACCCACCTCAAGTTCAGCAAGAGCAACAAGGGCCAAGCCATCGGCACCAGCGAACCGCTGGATCTCTCCATGCTCAAGCTGCCCAAACAAGAAAAGCCGGATGGCTTTATGACCAAGCTTTTCAGCTTGATGGCCAGCCATGGTGAACCTGAATCCAAACCTACCCCCAGCCATCCCGAGGATGAGGACATGACCAAAGAACAGTTCGAACTGCTGAACGGGACTCTGACCAGTCTTGGTGCCCAGTTCGCAAGCTTCAGCGCCAAGCTGGACGCCAAGCCTGATCCGGCTCCTGAAGTGAAAACCGAAGACGACAAGACCAACGGCACTGACGACCAGTTCAACAAGCTGAACGAGACCATCACCGGTCTGGCAGCCACCGTCGGCGAGCTGAAAGGCCAGATCGACAAGTTCTCCGCTGAAGTGGATGGCCAGCGCCCGAGTCCACTGGGCGGTGACGACACCACCTATCAAATTTGCTAAGGAGCATTCAGTGAGCCAAACCCTGACCGTTCAGGCCGAACAGCGCCTGAACAAGTACTGCGATGCTCTGGCCAAGGCCTACGGCATAGACATTACCAAGCTGCCCAAACAATTCAGTGTCACTGGTCCAGTAGAAACGACCTTGCGCTCTGCTCTGCTCGCCTCCGTCGAGTTCCTGGGCATGATTACCTGTCTGGACGTAGACCAGATTACTGGGCAAGTGGTGCAAGTGGGCGTGGGCCAGCTCTACACCGGCCGCAAGAAAGGCGGTCGCTTCAAGGGTGAAGTGGGTGTAGATGGAAATAACTACGTTCTGAAAGAAACCGACTCCTGCGCCTCCCTGTCATGGGCCACGCTCTGCACCTGGGCGAACGCAGGCAGCGAGGGCGAGTTCATCCGTTTGGTTGGCGAGTTCGTCAACACGGCATTCGCCCTCGATATGATGCGAGTCGGCTGGAACGGCGTAGAAGCCGCCGAAACCACCGATCCGACCGAGAACCCGCTGGGTGAAGACGTCAACAAGGGTTGGCATCAGATTGCCCGTGAGTGGAAAGGCGGTAGCCAGATCATCAAGGCTGCTCCCGGCAAGAAAATCCACTTCGACCCGGACGGCAAGGGCGATTACAAAACCCTGGACGAGATGGCCTCCGACCTCATCAACACCACCATCGATCCCCTGTTCCGCCAAGACCCACGTTTGGTGGTGCTGGTCGGTACCGACTTAGTCTCTGCTTCCCAAGCCAAGCTCTACAGCGAAGCCACCAAGCCGAGCGAGCAGATCGCTGCTCAGCAGTTGGAAAAAACCATCGCCGGTCGCAAGTCCTACATCCCCCCCTTCTTCCCGGGCAAGCGGATGGTCGTCACCACCCTGGACAACCTGCACTGCTACACCCAGCGCGGTACGCGCAAGCGCAAGGCCGATGATAACCAGGACAGCAAGAGCTTCGATAACCAGTACTGGCGCATGGAAGGCTACGCCCTGGGCGAACACAAGGCCTATGGCGGTTTTGAAGAGGCTGACATCGAGATCGGCGCCGCACCGGCAGCGCCAGAGGCCTAAGTCATGAGCTCACCCGGCCAACGTCACAAACAGCGCGTCCAAGCCATGCAAGGGGCAGCGCAAGCCGCCAGCTCCGGCATGGCCACCGGCGCGGTGGCGGACAGCCTGCACCTGCAGATGATTGCCCTAGAGCAGGACATCGTTCGGCTGCGCAAGCTGGCGCGCATCGGTGACCGGGTGAACATGAAACGCGATGAGCTGATGCCCAAGTACCGCCCCTATGTGGAGCGCTATCTGGCCGCCGTCAGTGAGTCCGGCCAGCCCTACCAGAACGAGCTGTTTCAGCGCCTCATCATCTGGGCCTTTGATGTGGGCGACTTCGACGCAGGCATTGCCTGGGCGGAGCTCGCCATTGCCCAGGGCCAGCGCACCCCGAACAACATCAAGCGCGACTGGGCCCACTTTGTGGCCGACACCGTGCTGGAGTGGGCCGAGAAGCAAGCGGCCGAAGGGCATGCCGTCGAGCCCTGGTTCTCCCGGGTGTTCGACAAGGTGCGCAATGACTGGCGCCTCAACGAGCGGTTGACCGCCAAGTGGTTCAAGGCGGCGGGTTGCCTGCTGCTGCGCGACCACGACGGCCAGCCCCGCCCCAGCGCCGTGGGTGACAGCGCCACCCTGGAGCAAGCCGATCACTGGCTGGCCCAGGCCGACAAGCTGCACGGCAAGGTGGGCGTCGGCACCTTGCGCCAAAAGATTGCCATGCGCCTGCGGGCGCTCAATCCGGAGCAATAAGACTCTCCGCGCCACCGCACCCCGGCGGGGAGGATAGGCCAGCCGCAAGGCCAAAGCCGAATCCTGTGATCCGTGGCTACAGGGGTGCACCTTTTATCGCCGCGCCATCGGCGACCCGAGCAACCGGGGCAGTGGTGTTCACATTGGCAAGCATCAACAGAGGGCCAGACATGTTTGCAGGCAAGGACATCGACTACAGCGCCGCCACTATCCGCAATGACGGGTTCTGGCCGGATGTGGCCGTCGCTGACTTCGAGCGCCGCCGCGCCCTGCCTGCCGACCTGGATACCCAGACCACCGGCGCCGCCCTGCTGGCCGCCGTCTCTGAAATCAACCTGCAGCTCGAAAGCCACCAGGCCGCGCTGCAGGGCAAGGGCTACACCACCGCCGCCGAGGTACCCGGGCCAAGTCTGGAAGGCGGCAGCAATGCGCTGACCGAGCAGTACCTGGCCGCGGTGTTTGCCCGTGCCAAGGCGGCGCTGCTGCCCGAATTCGCCAGCGTCACCGAGCGGGCCACCGCCAACAACCAGGTAGAGCGATCGCCAGACCAGCGCGCCCACCTGCTGGCCGAGAGTCAGCAGTTGGTGCGCAGTATCAAGGGCAAGCACAGGGCGGGGGTCTCGCTGATATGAATAGTGACATGAACGAACAGCAGGCCCAGGGCTATTTCCTGCAGGCGCTCCACGCCGAGCTGCTGCGGGTGTTGCCGGCCAAGTGCCACAAGACGCTGGATAGCTGGATGGAGAACGGCACCATCCGGCTGGAGCCCAAGAACATGGGCCCCACCGGGGTGGATGTGGCCTGGCTCACCTATCAGGCGGTGTTCACCATCGAGCAGCTGCCGTTTCGTGAGCTTGATCCGGCCATAGTGTTGGCCGCTGTCGCCGCCTGGGTGCAGGAGCATGACGAATTCCGCGAGCGGTTCGAGCTGAGCGATCCCGAGTACGCCGTCACCCCGAACGATGAAAGGACGGCTGACCTTGAGATCCAGCTCCCCTTCACCGAGCCGCTGCGCCTGGTTGAACACGAGCAGGGCCCCATCAACTGGGATGGCAAACGCTGGAACGTGGCCCCCTATGACATCTGGGTGGCCGACCATATCAACCTCAATGTCGGCGACACCGGCCATCACCAGATCGGTGACCCGTCATGATCACCATCACCCTGGACACCCACCGCAGCAAAGACCAGCTCAACCTGCTGGCCCTGCCACCCAAGCAGCGCAAGCGCCTGGTGTGGCGAGCAGCCAACGAGATGAAAAAGCTGGCCGCCCGTAACGTGCGCCAGCAACAAGACCCCAACGGCCAGCCGTGGGCACCGCGCAAGCGGGGCAAACGCAAGATGTTGCGTGGCCTGCCCAAGCTGTTGCAGATCCGCGAGCCTCGTCAGGACGTGGCAGAGCTGGGGTTCACCAAGGGCACCATGAGCGCCCACGCCGGGGTCATCGCCAACACCCACCAGAAGGGGCACACCTACAAGGTAACGGCAGCCAGCCGGCGCCGTATTGCCCCCAGCGACGGCGGCAAGAACAAGCAGGCCAGCAAGGCACAAGCCCGCAAGTTGCGGGAACTGGGGTTCAAGCGCCCGGGCAAGCGCAAGCGGGCATACCGCTCGGCCTCACTGGGCTGGATAACGGGCAACCTCAACTACGCCCAGGCGGGGTTGCTGATCAAGAAACTCAAGGATGAACCGGTGAAAGAGAGCTGGGAGATCCAGCTACCCGCCCGCCCATTCCTGGGCGCCAACACCCAGCAGCGCGCGCAGGCCTTTGCCCGCGCGCTGCAGAGCATCAACTACGGCTGGGACGTCAACAAGCAAGGCATGAAGGGGAAATAACGGCATGTGGCCTTATGTACAGATCAACAACTTGAACCAGATGCAGGGGCCTGTGACGGAAGTCGAGCGCCACCTGCTGTTCATCGGCAGTGCGCCGACCAACACCAGCAAGCTGCTCTCGCTCAACACCCAGTCTGACTTTGACACGCTGCTGGGCGAGGCTGACAGCGAGCTGAAAACCAACCTGCAGACCGCCATGGCCAACGCCGGCCAGAACTGGACGGCCGCCGCCTTCGTGCTGCCGACCGACATGGACTGGAAGGATGCCGTTCGCACTGCCCAGAAAACCCAGTCATTCGAGGCCGTCGTGGTGCTGGGGCAGGAGTGGGACAAGGCGAAAATCAACGCCGCCCACGCCCTCAACCAGGAGCTGATCGCCAAGTGGGGACGCTGGCAAGCCATGCTGCTGGCGGTACCGGGTATCGTCTCCACCGCCGAGGGTGGTCAGGACTGGAGCGAATACGAGGCAGAACTGGCTGCCCTGCAGGATGGCATCGCGGCGGAATCGGTCTCCCTGATCCCGCAGCTGTGGCCCAACCTCATCGGGGCTTACGCCGGCCGCCTGTGCAACCGGGCAGTGAGCATCGCAGACAGCCCTTGCCGGGTGAAAACTGGCGCCGTGGTCGGCCTTGGGGCTACCCCCAAGGACAAGGACGGCACCGAACTGCCGCTGGCCACCCTGCAGACCCTGGAGCAGAGCCGCTATTCGGTGCCGATGTGGTACCCGGACTTTGACGGCACCTATTGGGCCGATGGCCGCACCCTGGACGTCGAGGGCGGCGACTACCAGGTGATCGAAAACCTGCGTGTTGCTTACAAGGTCGCCCGCCGGATACGCCTGCGCGCCATCGCCCGCATAGGCGATCGCTCGTTCAACTCCACCCCGGGCAGCACCGAGGCCGCCGTCATGTTCTTCGGCAAGGACCTGCGCCAGATGGCCAGCGCCATCACCATCAACGGCCAGCCGTTCCCGGGTGACATCGCCTCCCCCAAGGATGGCGACATCCGCATCCAGTGGACCGCCAAGAACCTGGTCTCCATCTATGTGGTGGTGCGCACCGTGGACTGCCCCAAAGGGATCACCGTCAACATCATGCTCGATTTGAGCCTCAACAACGGGGAGGGCTAACCCATGACCCGCCGTATTTCAGGCCAGTCCTTCGATACCACCCTGATGGGCACCATGGTGCACATCGAGAAGGCCAGCCTCTCCATCACCGACAACAGCGCCGTGGCGCAAACCCGTGGCATCCCTGATGGCTATATCGATGGGGATGTGGCCGCAGAGCTGGAGTTCGAGCTCGATGCCAAGAACTTCAAGATGCTGTGTGAGAGCGCCAAGCGTCAGGGCAGCTGGCGCGGCATGAAGCCAGACGATGTGCTGTTCTACGCCGACACCGGCGACGAGACCATGAAGGTGGAAGCCTTTGGCGTGAAGCTGGTGATCTCTGACCTGCTCGATATCGATCCCAAGGGCGGCAGCAAGGGGGTGCACAAAATCAAGGGGTTCGTCACCTCCCCGGACTTCGTGCACATCAACGGCATGCCGTACCTGTCGGATGACGACACCCGTCACCTCAAGGGCTAACCGATGGATCTGATCGACCGCGCCACCCAACACGCCGAGCGGATGCTGGCGGCCCAGCTGGATAGCCAGCTTGGCCGCAGCCACTACCAGGGCGAGAGCTTGCACCTTTGTGAAGCGTGCGATGACCCGATCCCGGAGGAACGCCGCCAGCGAGTACCCGGGGTGCGCAAATGCGTGCCCTGCCAGAGCCGCGCAGAGCGTCGCGGCCAATAAGCATCGAGAACGGGATATGAACCCTATGCCAAACAAAGACCCCACCCTCTGGGCCGCCCTGCTGGCCTGGCTGATGGACAACTGGCCCGCTGTCTATGGGGCACTGCTGGCGCTGGCCATCGCCTTCCTGCGCATCACCTATGCCGGTGGGCGGGGTCGCCGCCGGCTGATCGAATCCCTGTTGTGCGGCCTCATCACCCTGGCGGCCGCCACCGGGACCCACTTGCTCGGGATCCCCCAGGAGGCTACCCCGTTACTGGGTGGCATGGTGGGACTGCTTGGGATCGACATCATTCGCGACCGTGCGGCCCTGATGCTGCGCAAGAAGGGGGACAACAATGCCGCGCAGTAACTGCCATCCGCAAGTGGCCGCATTTCTCGACCTGCTCGCCTTTTCCGAGGGCACCAAGGGCCGGGGCGATGACGGATACGACAAGCTGGTCAATCCGGCGGGGTTCTTCACCGACTACCGCACCCACCCGAACGTGCTGGTGCAGGTTAACAAGACCCTGAGCAGCACCGCTGCCGGTCGCTATCAGCATCTGTCAAAGCACTGGCCCCACTACCGTGACCAGCTTGGGCTGCCGGACTTTGGCCCTGAGTCACAAGATGCCTGGGCAATCCAGTTGATCCGCGAGCGCAAAGCGCTGGCCGATGTGATCGATGGTCGCATCCCCCAGGCGATCGCCAAGTGCGCCAACATCTGGGCCAGCCTGCCGGGCGCCGGCTACGGCCAGCGCGAACACAAGCTGGCTGACCTGCTGGCCAAGTTCACCGAGTTCGGAGGAGTGCTGGTATGAACATCCTCAAGGAGCTGTTCTCCAACCTGTTGTTTGTCCTGGTACTGGTCATGGGCGCCGCCCTGTTCCTGGGCAGTCGCATGCTGGATAGCCGTGGCAAAGCGCTGGCCTCGGCCAACGAGACCATCGGCACCCTGCAGACAGCCAACGGCCAGCAAGCGACCGAGCTCAAGAAACAGCAGCTGATAGCGACGGGCTTGCGCCTGTTGCTTAACGACCAGAACGCGGCATTGACCGAGCTCGACAACCAGAACAGGAAAACCGCCGATGAACTGCAACAAGCCTTGGCCACGCCGCCGGCGGGCCGCCCGGATTGCGCTCGCGAGCCTTTGCCTGGCGGCGCTCTGCGCCTGCTCCAGCCAGCCCACCACAGTGGTGCAAACCCAAGTGGTGAAGCGCCTACCACCGCCGGGGCTGGTGCCCCACTGCCCGGAGCCTGAATTCACGGGGAGCACCTACGGCGACGCCGTGCGGTTTATCCCCACCCTGCAGACGGCGCTGCGCCGCTGCCAAACCCAACTCAACACCCTGAACCATTGGATTGAACAAGAGGAAACCACCCCATGAGCAAAAAAATCACCCTGACCATCGCCGGTACCGACATCAGCTTTGAACCGACCATGACCGCCTACAACGGCTTCATCAACGACATGATGCCCAACGACAAGGTCGCGCCGGCTCACAACTACCTGAAAAGGATCGTCTGTACCGAGAGCAAAGAGGCACTCGATGAGCTGCTCCAGCGTCCCAGCGCCGCGCTGCAGCTGGCGGGCGCGATCAACAAAGAGTTCGCCCCTGATCTGGAAATCACCGTAAAAAACTGACCGCGCGTGCCGAGGCCATCGAGCGCAACCAACTGGAGCAGGTGCTGGCGCTGCGACGCTACTACCTGCCCCATGAGGATGACGACATCGAGAGCCTGGCCCGCGCTACCTGGTTAGACAAGTACCACCGAGATTCCAACGCCATCGCCGTGGCCGAGGGCATCGCCAAAGCACTGAACGGATAAGAGACCCCTATGGCCTGGATGGAAAAATTGATGATGCAGGTGGCGTTGGTTGACCAGGTCACCAAGCCCCTTGCCGGCATCAATGCCCAGATGGACAAGGTCAGCAAGGCTGGCCGCCAGGGCTGGGGCAGCATGGCCATGGGGGCCACCACCGTCGCCGGCGGCGTCATGGCGATCCAGGGGGCACTTGGCCCCGCCATCGAAATGGATCGGGCGCTGGCGGAAGTGGCCTCCCTCGATGTGCAAAAGGATGTGCTCGGGGCTCTGGGCCGCGAGGCACTCAAACTCTCCATCCAGTATGGTGAGTCGGCCACCGAGATCGTGCGCTCCTCCTACGATATCCAATCCGCGATCGCCGGGCTGGAAGGCAACGAACTGCCGGCCTTTACCCGCGCATCCACCACCCTGGCCAAGGCCACCAAGGCCGACACCGCCACCATCACCAACTACATGGGCACCATGTACGGCATCTTCGAGCAGCAGGCCAAGCAGATGGGCAAGGCCAACTGGGTCGAGGATGTGGCCGGCAAGACGGCGCTGGCGGTGCAACTGTTCAAGACCACCGGCCAGGGCATGGCCGACGCCTTTGGGGCGATCGGGGCCAACGCCACCGCCGCGGGCGTCTCGATGGATGAGCAGTTCGCTGTGATCGGCCAACTGCAGGCCACCATGAGTGGCGGCGAGGCCGGTACCAAGTTCAAGTCGTTCCTGGCTGGTGTCGGTGGCGCTCAGAAGGCGCTCGGCATGCAGTTCACCGACTCGGCAGGCAACATGCTGCCGGTGCTGACCATCCTGGACAAGCTCAAGATGCGTTACGGCGAGACCATGAGCGTGGCCGAGGGGGACGAGCTCAAGAAGGCGTTCGGCTCGGATGAGGCGGTCGCCATGATCAAGCTGCTGATGACCAACACCAAGGGGCTGGCCACCAACATCAACGCGCTGGCCAACACCCACGGCATGGGCAAAGCCGAGCAGATGGCCGCCTCCATGACCGACCAGTGGGAACGGGTGACACAGGGATGGTTCGCCATTCGTGCCGCCGCCTTCGGGGTGGTACTGCCTGCCATCAATGCGGTGGTCGGCGTCTTTGCCGATGGCGCCAATGATGTGCTGCGCTGGACGCACCTCTTCCCGAACCTGACCAAGGTGATCAGTTATGCTGCCCTGGCTTTTATCGGTCTGGGTATGGTCACCGGCGCTTGGTTGCTGCTCGTCGGAATGGCTCAGTTGGCCGTCGTGGGTCTGGGTATCGTATTCGGGGCTCTAGCGTGGCCCATTCTGGCAGTAGCCGCTGCCATTGCAGCTCTGGTGATGTGGTGGGAGCCCATCAAAGCTTTTTTCAGTGGCCTCATCTCTGCCATGGCCCCAGCTATATCAACCGTATTCGCACCTTGGGCCGCTATTTTGCCGGTGATCTGGGATGGCGTATCTAGTCTGATCGGCATCATCGCCCAGTGGCTTGGAACAACCAATCAAGCCTCTGGCGCCTTCACTAACATGATTGCACTCGGGGAGGCTGCAGGAACCATTCTTGGAACAGTCTTCAAACTGTTGCTGTCGCCTATCTGGGCCGTGGGTAAAGCCATCCAATGGGTACTGGAAAAACTCAACGTATTACCAGGGGTTGACCTAGATATCAGCTCTTCAGTGCCGGATCTCACCATGCCGACCATGCAACCGCTGACGATACCGGTCATGCCCGGGGTGATGAGTGTGCCAGCTCAAGAGCGACAACAGGAGACAGTCAACGCGCCCCTCGCCCGCTACCGCCAGCAAGACCAGAGCAAGGTGCCATCCGGTGGCATTGGCCAGCAGCTGATCCAGGCCAACGCGGCCGCGACCTCTGCCAACCAGAAGCCGGCCAAGTCCCTGCACGTCGGCGAGGTGCACATCACCAACCAGAACCCGATGACCCCGGAGCAGATGGCCGAGAACGTCTGGCTGGAGACCAAATGATGAATGAACCCCTGACCCACGAACCCAAGTACATCGACATCCTGGTCGTCAACGGCGCCTGGCAACTCGATGCCGGTGGCCAACCCCGCTACACCCAGGACCGCCACAGCATCGGTCAGGACATCAAGCACCGCATCATGGAGTCGGGGCTGGCCCGCAAGCTCATCGGCGAGCGCAGCCCGACCCTACGCAGCGACGTGATGACCGAGATTGAACTGCTGGTAGAAGACGACGAGCGGCTGGTGCCCGGTACCATCCTCATCAGTGAAGAGGCCCCCGACCGGGTGCTGGTCACCGCTCGCACCTATGAATTCGGCGAACTGGAGATAACCCTGTGAACCTGCGCCCGACCGTGGACTTTATGGCCCTGCTGGCCGAGACCGGCGTCCCGACCACCGAGCAGGCCATGGAGGCCGAGCTCAAAAAGGAGGTGGTGGCCGCCGGCTCCCTCATCACCAACGACAGCGATGTGAGCCCCTTCTGGCGGCTGGTGCGCGGGGTGGTCATCACCCCGGCGCTCTGGCTTATCCGCACCCTGCTGGCGGGCCATGTGCTGCCCAACACCTTCGCGGCCACCGCCACCGATGCCTATCTCGACCTCAAGGCCTGGGACGTGGATCTGACCCGCAAGGCTGCCCAGAAAACCCGGGGCCTGGTCAACTTCGTCAAGGCCAATCCGAGCGAGGCCGCCACCATCCCGGCCGATATCTGGATCGCCACCGAGCGCATCAACGGCACCATCTACCGCCTCAAACCCCTGCAGGCGGTAGTGAGCCCCGCCGGCGAAGCCGTGGCCCGGGTTGTCTGCGAGGCGGAGTTCGCCGGCGCAGCCTGGAATCTGGCCCCAGGCTATTACAACCTGCTCAGTGAACCGGTGACCGGCATCCTGTCCGCCCGCAACGATGACAAGGAGTGGATCACCACCCAGGGCAGCGATGTCGAGGGCAATGACGCGCTCGGCCTGCGCATCCAGAACCAGTTCTCGGCGGTGGGTCGCTACCACATCGACGCGATTTACCGCTCCATGCTGGCCAGCGTCGCCGGCATTCGGGCCGATCACATCTTCTTTGAGCACGAGGCCCCCCGGGGTCCTGGCACCGCCAATGCCTACATCCTGCTGGAGGTGGGTGCTACCCCGGCCAGCCTCATCGACCAGCTCAACGACTACGTGGGCCGCCAAGGCAACCATGGCCACGGCGATGACCTGTTCGTGATGGCCATGCCAGAGACCCAGCACAGCCTGACGCTGGCGATCTGGCCCCAGCCCAACCTCACCGACGAGCAGAAAGCCGCGCTCAAAACGGGCGCCGAGAATCTGGTCAAGGCAGCGTTTCGCCAGTCGGCGGACTTTCCGAGCGTTACCCGTACCTGGCCGCGCTCGCGCTTCTCACTCTCCCAGCTCGGCCGCGAGCTGCACAGCCAGTTCCCGCAGCTGCAGAGCCTCAAGTTTGCGCAGGATGACATCGTGTCGGGGCTGGCGATCCCGCGTCTGAGCGCGCTGGAGGTGACCCTGCATGAGTAACCCGACCCCGCTTGAACACAACCTGCAGGCGCCGGTGCTACCCGATGCCAGCGCCCCCTGGTGGGAAGACGGCTACACCATCAGCCCGGCCCACGCCGAGCCCGGGTTTCTAGCCAAGGGGATTAACGCCTTCTGGCAACGGGTCAAGGGCTGGCTGTTGCTGCCGCTGGCCCAGCAAGACCCGCTGACCTGCTCGGAGTCCCTGCTGGCTCTGCTCGCCTGGGAGCGGGACATCACCCGCTTCAACGGCGAGCCACTGCCGCTCTTTCGCAAGCGGGTCAAGTTCGCCTTTGTGAACGCCCGGGACGCCGGTGAGGTGGCCGGCTTTAAGCGCATCTTCGAGCGCCTGGGCATCGGCTGGTGCGACATCCACGAACGGCAAGCCGGCGCGCCCTGGGACGTCATCACCATCGAGGTGACCGACGGCGCCATCGCAGCCAACCAGCAACTGATGGAAACCTTGATCCAACACTATGGCCGCACCTGCCGCCGCTATCGCTTTCAGGTGGTTTACCCGGTCACCGGCACCCTGCGGTTCGGTCGTATCGACATGAGCCAGCAGGTGTTCGGCGCGACACTTAAGAGGAACGCATGAGCCAAATCATTACCAACGCTTTCTCCCGCTACTGGCAGGAGTGCCTCGCCACCCAGGCACCGGTGGTGCTCGATGAGTTCGTGCTGGCCAACGTGCCGGATCTCGATCCCGATGCCGCCATCAACCCGGACAGCGGCTTGCCGCCGGTGGGCCAGATTGTGTACCGCCACGGGGTGGACCAGCGCGGGCGCATCAACAACGATGCGGTGGCTTACACCATCGTCATGGACACCACGGTCGGCGATTTCAGCTTCAACGCCATGTATCTCATCAACAAGGCCACCGGCGTGGTGGGGATGATTGTGCACAAGGGGCTGGAAACCAAGCTCAAGACCAATGAGGCCACCGGCCAGACCGGCAACAGCCTGGTGAAATCCATGCTGATGGAGTACGACCGGGCCTCGGAGGCCACCGCCACCCACGTGGACGCCAGCACCTGGCAGATTGACTATGCCGCCCGCCTACGCGGGATGGATGACGACCTGCGCCTGCAGGCGCTGCAGTTCTTCGGGCCTGCCACCTTCTACGGCAACGGCTTTAATCTGGTCAACGAGTCTGGGGTCTACAAGGTGCAGCCCGGGGTGGCCTACGTGGGCGGCCTGCGGGCGGAGCTGAACGAGGTCAAGAAGGTGACCCCGGGCGCCAAGCCGGTGGGGCTCTGGCTCGATATCTACCGAGCGGGCTCCCTGCTCGATGCCTGGGTGAATCACTTCACCCTGACCCTGAGCGTGCCGGACATGGTGGACTACCTGGACAGCAACGGGCACATGCACCATGTGGCCAAGGTGGCCATCGTCAATACGGACGGCAGCGTCACCGACGTGCGCCGCAAGCGCACCATCGAGCTGACCGGGGACGTGACCGGCAAAGGCATCCTGGAAGACGCCCAGGGCGTCACCATCGCGGTGGAGATCAAAGACGGCAGCCACCGCCACCAGTGGGGCGATCTCGACAAAGTGCCGGCTACCGCCAGCCGCTGGCCCAGCTATAGCGAGGTGACGGACAAACCGGATCTGGCTGCCGCCAACCACAGCCACCCGGGCACGCTGACCAACCCGATCCAGTTGGCCAAAGAGGATCTGAACACCCTTATCACCCCCGGCGTGTATCGTCAGGATTCGGACGCCAATGTAACGGCCGCGCTCAACTATCCAGAGCTGAAATCCGGCTCCCTTACCGTGACCGCTGGCGCCGGGGTGCAGCACCGTTACCACGTCTACAACACCAGCCGGATTTACACCCGCGCCCAGTACAACACCGGGGCTTTCACCCCCTGGGCCAGAGACTACAACACCCAGAACAAACCGAGTGCGGACGATGTGGGCCTTGGCAAGCTCGCCAACATTGCCCCTAGTTATGACCCATCGGCCAACACCTATGCCCTGCGCGACGGCTCCGGCGATCTCCTAGTCCGCACCTTGCGCACCAACCTGGTCGATGAGCAGCGCATGGTCGGCGCCGTGGCCTTTCGGGTCAACGACGGCAACGACAGCTATCTGCGCTACTGCGCCAGCCAGGCTGCGTTTCGTCAATGGCTTAACCAGCCAACCACCGGTTGGGAAGTGGGCTTGCGCTTAGCGGTCACGGATCCCAACAACCCGATGACCGAATACCACATTCCCGGAAAATACGCGGTCATGTCCTACCTCGGGGCCGATAGTGCTTATCGGATCGCCAACTCCAACGGTGTGGGTGGCGCCGTCTTCACCCGTTTTGCCATTGATTCAGTTGGAAACGGCTTTTTCTCGGGAGCGGTGAATGACAGCTCTGGCCGCTGTTATAGCCCGGGCAACCCACCCCACTACACCCACAACCATAACGCGGCGCAGGGCAATGCTGACGTGGTGGCGGGGTCATATCACGCCATTGGTGCATATGTATTTGCAGCCCTGATCCCGGCCGGCGGCAAAACCAGCCACGGCCAGCGCGCGGCCGGCGCTTACCTGCGCCCGTGCTCGGCGGCTGAGTGGGGCTATGCCGGATACAGCCTGCCGGGCACCTGGCAATGTATGGGCGACATCATGGGAGCCAACGACGATGAACGCTATGACGACCGGGCCACCTTGTGGATCCGGGTCGCCTGATAGAGGAGAACATGATGGAACGTATTGAAGTAATCAGCGCCGTGCACCCTCGCCATTATGCGGCGGATCCCGACAGCATCACCCTGGATGTGCGCTTTACCAACCTGCCTGAGCCGGTCCAGTTCACCGCCCGCAAGGATGACCCAATGGAGCATGGCCGCGAACTCTACAGCCGGGCAGTGTTCGGCGAGTTTGGCGATATCGAGGTGCTCCCCCTACCACCGCCGACCGAGGCCGAGCAGCAGGCCCGCCTCAATGCGCTGCTCAAGCAGGCCGCTAATGCCATGGCCCCGCTGCTCGACGCCGAGGCGCTGGGCATCATCAGCGAGGCCGAACGCGAACAGCTCACCGCCTGGCAGCGCTACCGGGTCGCCCTCTACCGCCTACCCCAAAGCGACGGATGGCCAGCGGAGGTCACCTGGCCGGAGGCGCCGCGATGAGCTGGACACAGGGGCCGCTGCGCTGGCCCGCCAATGCCGGCAGCATACACACCCGCGCCCAGGGCGTGCTGGCCCAGCTCCCGGCCACCCAAACCAGCGCCACGGGCCGCCTGCAAGCGCTCGCGGCCCGCGCCCAGTACCGCCGCCACCCACTAAGCGAGGCGGCCACCGCACTGGCAGAGCTGCGCAGCGAGCTCGACCGCCTGCTGGTCACCGGCCGTTGTCTGACCGTCACCCCCTACCAGCACGGGGTCGGCCAACAGCAGGGCCAGCAGTTTAGCCTGGCCGCCCCCAATGCGGTGGCCACCCTGGCCTCCAAGCTACAGGACGGGGCTGATCCCCTCCTGCCCAGCGGGCAACTACATGCCCTCGCCTGGCTGGTCACCGGTAACAGCGCCGAGGATCTGGCTAAGCAGCTGGCCGTCCTCTGCGCCCTGCTGCCACTGCCCGAGTGGTGCGCCACCCTGCGCCGCCTCACCGCCAACAACGACACAATGAGCCAGCCCACGGCGGCCAAGGTACCGCGCTGGCGCGCCGATGAGCCGCTGAGCTGGGCACCGCTGCGCCCTGCCCGCATGGCGCTGGGGGCAGAGCTGGCCCAGCTGGAGAGCCTGGCCCGGGACAGCCAGACCCCGATTGCCAAGCTGCAGGGGCTGGCGACACGCCGCACCGCTCGCCTGGCACAACTCGCCGAGACCCTGGCCCAGCTGGGCACGCTGTCCGGCACGCTCTGGCACTGGCAAGGGCGGGGGGATGCGGCCAGCTTGGCCACCCAGCTCGGGCAGAGCTCCCCACCCGACCACAGCCAGAGCATGACGGTCGCGGCCCTGCTGCTCTCCCCTTCCCCGCTTACCTTCTGGCAGGAGTTAACCCCATGAGCCAAGCCATGCTGACCCTCGATGGCGAGCCCATCATCATGAAATCGATGCGGGTCTCCGCATCGATGCAGTTTCAGGACAAGGACCAGAGCGGCCAGACCAGCTCGACCAGCAGCGCCGAACAGGGCGACAAGGCCAAAGAGCTCGACGTCTCCGGCCTCATCCCGTTCAAGGATGAGCGCATGCTGAGCCGGCTGTTTGAGCTGGCCGATGCCAAGGGCAATGGCGGCAAGCGCCACGTCTACCGGGTCGGCTCGCTGCTCGCCAAGTCGGTGAAGGTGCGCCAGGCCAAGTTTGCCGGGCGCATCAGCGCCAGCGAACAGGAGGGGCTGCTGGCCTGGCAGGTGCAGTTCACCTTGAAGGAGTTCAACTCGGTACCGGAGAAGCGCGAACAACGCTTGCCGAAGAAAGCCCCCACCGTGGGCCAGAGTACCGCCAACACCAGCGCCGCCAAGCCAGGCGCCAAAGGGACTGGCGACGACGAGCAAGACCTCAGCAGCTTCGAGCGCTATGTACTCAAACCAATGGATGACATGCTGGCATGAAACTCTCCACTTCACTGACCCTCGCCGGCCAGCCGGTGCACCTGGTCGACCATGACCTGGTGCTGGACATCAACGCCGGCGGCCGCGCCGCCCTGACCATTGAAGGAACGGCCAGCAAGGGGCAGACCTTCACCCTGGACACCGGCTACAACGGTGACCTGCGCCGCTGGTTCACCGGTTACGTGTACGACGTGCAGCCTGCCGCCAATGGCGCCAGCAAGCTGCTGTGCCGCGAGCTGGCCGGTGCCCTGGGCTCCCGGCTACCGGTCAGCCAACAACACGCCACCCTGCGCGGCCTGCTGGCCTGGCTGACCGACCAGACCGGGCTGACCTTCCTGCTGCCCCAGGGCAGCGATTACACCGACCGGCCGATCCCCAACTTCACCAGCGCCGGCACCGGTTATCAGCTGCTCGACAACGCTGGCCGCGCCTTTGAGGTGCCCGACTTTGTCTGGTACCAACAACCCAATGGCGCCATCTTTGTGGGCAGCCACGCCCACAGCCGCTGGCATGACAAGGAGGTCACGATCGATCCCGCCTGGTCAGGCCGCCAGGCAGGCGACACCCTGACCCTGTCGCCGGTGCCGTCCATCCGGCCCGGTACCATCATCAACGGCAAGCGGGTGATGCGGGTGCGACTCAAGGGTGACGAGATGACCCTGACCACGGCCACCCAGGGCAAGGTCACCAAGTCGCCAGAGCGGCGCAAGATAGAGGGGGAGTTCCCGGAGCTGGCCGACAAGATGCACCTGCCCAAGTTCGGGCGAGTCGAGGCCATCAGCGACCAGGCCAGCGCCGGCCAGCTCAATGACCCGTTCCGTCCCCGCTATGCGGTGGACGTGCAACTGCTGGGCGAAGATGGCCAGCCGGACAAGGCGGCGCCCCTTTATCGGGCCGTGCCGCTGCCGGTGCAGTTCGGCGGGCAAGAGCAAGGCCTGCTGCAGTTCCCCCTTGAGGGGACGCTGGTTGAACTGGGGTTCGCCTTTGGGCGGGCCGACCGGCCCTTTATCCGCACCGTGCTCGGCAGCGGCTGGCCCCTGCCGGACATCGCCCCGGGCGAGCAACTGCAGCAACAACGGGCCGAGGTGGCCAGCCGCACCGATACAGTGGGCAACCTGAGCCGCCACACCGACCGGCGCCTGCATGACCAAGCCCTGCAGATGCACCACCAGAGTGACGACTACCTGGGGGAACATGGCCAGCATCGGCAGCAGGTAGCCCAGCACAGCATCGAGGAGGTGGGCGGGTTCAAACTCATCGAGGCGCTGGGCGCCATCGAGCTGCTGGCCGGGGATGGCATCACCCTGGGAAGCCTGGGCAACATGAGCCAGACCACGGCGGGGGATCTGGTCGAGGTGGTGGGACAACTGCGCCGGGCAGTTGCCGGCGAACTGCAACACCTGGAGGCGCCCCGTTCGTGGATGGGGACCGAGGGCGTGAACATCTTCCGACTGCTGCTGCAGCTGATGAACGTGGTAGAGCAGCTGGCCGCAGCCACTGCCAGCCACACCCACGGCAACGGGCCAGCCCCCGGTAACAGCGGGACCATGACCGAACATGGCCAACAAGCCAAGCAGCTGGCCAGCCAGCTATCCCCCATCATCGAGTAA